TCAAGTTCTAAACTCCCTTTGTTCCATGACATTACTCCTTGTTGTAACCATTTGGGTAAATGTTCATATGCAAGTTGTAGTCTTCCTAATAAGTCCCTTGCAGTTGCAGCCTTGTTTGCAAGAATAGCAACATTCACAGAATCATTGAATAAAACATAATGAAGTAAATAAGAAATGATAGTAGTCGATTTACCAGACTGTCTTGGAAGTTTACAGATAGTAAAACGATTACTATGAAACGTGCCTACCATTTCCTTTTGGAAATCATATAAATCAAAAGGAACAAGTCCCTCATCCAGAGAGACAATTTTTATATAGTTCTTAATAAAGTAAATAGGGTCTTTCATACATAACGAAAATTCTTCTACTTGTTCTTTTGTCCACTGTTGTTGTACATTAGCCTTTTTTAAATTAGGATTACCTAGATATACAGATTCACTCACTTTTCTTTCCTTTTATGAGTTTTTGTAATTCAGCAGTAGAACCCACAAATAATGCATTAGTAACATTCTTTGGTGCATTATCTGGGACTTCTTTAAGTCTCTTCATCTTCTCTTGTAAATCGCCTAATTTCTCTGTTACTTCTGCGACTTGTTTGATGAGGTTTCCAGCGACTTCGTATCCTCTTGGGTGTTCTCCTTCTTTAGCAAGCTCGAGGATTCCATCAATTGCGGTACTCCCCTTCTCGACCAAAGTATAAAAAGTCTGTCTTTGATATTTGTAATCTGCTTCGATGTTAGCTTCGACTTCTGCAAGACCATCTTCCCCCAACAACTCTTCTGCACCTAACATGGGAGACTCATTAACTATAATCTCTTGTTTAGGATTGTGTTCATAGTTCCAAGGTTCATTTTGTAATTTATCTACGTCACTCACAATCCCAAGAGCCTTGTCTAATTCTTTGAGGGGATCAACCATTAATCTTGTTCTTTATCTGTACCCGTAACTGGATCAAAAACTTTTGCGTCTGTAAAAAATGAAGTTGTTTCGTTAAATCCAAAATCATCATCTGCATCAGCATTAGCAGGTGTTGGTGAAACTGTAAATCTTTGTTCTCTACGTGGAGCAGTATCTTTAAGGTCAGTATATTGATCAACTTGAACTGTCTTAATAACCTTACTAGAAGTAACAGGGCCGTAAAGATAAAACTTTGCAGTAAAATCTAGTGTATATATTAATGCTCGTCTAGTTTCAAAGTCTCCCTGATAATTATCTTCATATCCTATACTATTTAATATTATAGGAATATCTCTTTTAATACCCATGTCTGCCATATCATTAACTGTTAATGTGTAGTCTGGTTGAAAGTATGGAAGAATTTGTTCTACGATTTGTAGTGCATCGTCTGATTGTTTAGCCATAACATAAAGTTGTATACTTAAATTATATGGGACTGGCATAAACTGTGTATCAAGTTGATCTGATTTTGCACCTTTTACTTTTTTAAACTTCTGTACTCTATTGAGTTTTCTATTAGCATCGTAAGAAAGATTTTGTATTTCAAAACCAATTCGTGGTAGAGTAACAGCAACTGTCTTTGATAAATCAGCATCTTCATTTAATCTGGTCAACCACTTTTGTCTTGGGCCATATGCAAGTGGAACTTTCATAGATTGTTTTATATCACCATTATTGTCCTTACGAACTAATTGTATATTATTAAATGTTGTTCCAAAAGCGACAATAACTTTTCTTATTGTCTCATGGTAAAATTGTTGACCTAACATTACGAACTACTCCCTACATCCCCAAATGGATTTTTTTCACTAAAATCTAGTATTGTATCATCAGCAGATTCAAACAACTCATTTTGAGCATCCTTAACACCTGATGATGTTCCGTCACCTACTATATAGTCCTCTTGTATCAAGTATTCTTCATTACCACTATCAGAAGAGTTCTCAACAAGAAGAGAACCAGAGGATGTTGTCATTACACTATCTTCGTGTGCAACAAGTAAATCTGTTTCATTTTCATGTATGATACGACCATCTTCACTTTCTAACTGTACTGCATTGACACTAGCTGTATCTGATTCTAAAGTAAATTGATGATCAGAAGATGCTACACTAATAGCTTCAATTGCATCTATTTCATCTATACCAGTTGAAAGTTCCTCAGAACTATAATCGAATAGACGGCATCTTAATTTGTATACAGGATTATTATCTAACTGAAAGAAAGGTTCATCGTGATCTACAAAGTTTACTTGAAACATTTTTTTGAGTATAGGATGATATATCGCATCACCTTCGTATGGACGATCTGAATCTGTAGCTGAAGTCTCTGAAAGAATATAGAAATCACTTCCTTCTAAGTCAGTGGCTATTGTTGCAAGAGTTCCAGACTCTAATAGAATAGAACCACCCTCTGTACTGTCAGTACCAGACTCTATAGTAATTTGTTTTGTCAGTTCTTGAAATCTTAGTTTATTTACAACAAAGGTTGCTTCACTTAGGTTCTGCAAACCAAACTGATCCATCAATTCCTTTTCACCAGCAAAACCACCATCAGCATTTTCCATATACATTTCTATCTTTGAAGAATCTCTAAAGACAGAAACAGAATCTTCACCTAAAATAGTGTCCTCTGCTACAAGAGTACGATCCATATAAAAGACATCGTGACCATGTATCTGAATTGCTTCAGCAACTAAATCTGAATATAAACTTTGTTCTGTAGAAATTGCAGCAACATTACTAGTATGAAAGAAAGAATTTACAGCCATTCTATTATCCTACCATATAACTAACAGGTAATTCAAATGCTAGTTGAATTTCATCTTCTAGTCTTTGTTGCTCCTCTATGGCTTGTGAGTAGATTGTTTCACCATTCATAGTAACACCACCTAACATTGCAACACCACTAAACTTAGAGAGGTTTGCCCCCCATTGTTTTTTAATGAGAGAAGTTGCATATCTTTTGAGATATATGTCATCGAATATATCAGTGTATGATGTTGGATCAACTTTACGATAACACTCTATGATAATATACTCACTATCAGCAATAATATCATTTTCCCAATCCATATCTATGTAAAGACGATTTTGGTGTTGATTGAAACGAATAGGAGTTTCACCTACAAGAATATGTTCTAGAAAATCTAAGTGTTGCATTGTTTGTTGATAGTGCATAACTGAAGTTGAAGAGAAATCATAAAGATCATTTAGTCGTAGTTGATAACGAACATCAAAAAGACTTCCACCTCCACCAGTATCAGTTAACGGAAGAACTCTTAAAATAGAAACAACAGCATCTGGTACAGGTATCCAGTTATTACCTTCTTTCCATGTTGCAGTTACAGATGTATCTACAGTATCCGTTGCAGTTGCTGATGTGTCAGACCTTGCTCGTGTTACGTCAGCCTCTGTTATGAGATGTTTTAGATACATCTTTTCAATACCATCATAGTGATATTGTGCAAAGTATTGTAAAGCCTCATCTAAGCGGTCATCTACTTGGTCATCAGATACGTTAATATCGATAACACCAGAACCAAGAGCTCTAAGACAATAACTTTTTAGGGTAGCTTTCGTAGAAGGTATAGCCATGTTTGTTTCCTTTCTACATATTTATAAGAGTAACTACTTCTATTCTACTAGAACCCAACCTTTAGAATTATCTGCATTATAAACATCTTCGTCCCATTCATATATTTTATCAGCTGATGCATCATCAGGCATTGCTACTGGAGGTTGCCAATCACTGTTACTATCCAAAGACCATGATGCAAAAGGTTTAGGTGCTATAAAAATATCTTTATCAGAATCATATGTATAATCAATACCAGCATATTGTTTTCTTATCTTATTATTAAAACTGGTTTTAACCCATTCATCATCGTTAACATTTTTTTGGAGCCAAGCAATGCACGCTGCCTCACCCTGATTAGTTTCCATGTCGTTATCCATCACTAAGACTTGAACAACAACACCGTCTGAATTTACTTGTGCATAATGTGCCATTATTACATTTCCTTCTTTTTATTCGTTTTAGCCCTTATTAATGTAGGCTTTTTAATTTTAGTAAATTTAATATCTTTACTATTTTCTTTTTGAGTTATACCTTTTATAAACTCATCACATTTACCCCATCCCATCATAACAGGGAAAACATTTCTTACATTTCCTTCAACAACAACACATGAGGGTGGATGTGCAATACATATTATCTCTCCCCCAGTCGGTGTTTCTAAACTATGACTACATTCCGAACATCTCTTATCTTGCATAATAAAACTCACTTTCTAATTATATACTATTTATATAGACTATATTGTTACTAATCTGCTTGAAACCGATAACGAATAATAACTACACCAGAACCACCAGCGCCAGCACCTACTTGACCTCCAGTTGGATTAGAACCACCGCCACCAGAGCCAGTGTTTGCTTGTGCGCTTGCACCAGCAGTAGCATTTGGAGCTCCACCAGCACCAGCTCCACCACTTCCAGCCGCACCGGCAGTTCCACTACTGTTCGTTCCTCCGCCGCCGCCTCCAGCACGGGTTACACTTGCCCCTGTAATACTGGAAGCTAATCCAGCACCGCCAGCCGTTCCTACGTTCGATGAAGCAGGGGAGTCTGCTCCTGCTCCTCCAGCACCACCACCGCCTGTTCCTCCCCCAGCACTAGTATTTTCGCCACCTCTGAAA